GGCAAAGAACAACAACTGAAGCGAAAGAAAGTTAAAGCTGATTCGGTAGAGTCCGAAAAGGAATACCAGGATGGTTCCGTAGCCATTTCTAGCTATGAACAAATCGCAATTGATTATATTGATTCGCTTGATTTGAAAGATCCAAATGTAAGTTTTAATGGCTTTGGCATTCCACTATACAGGGCATAAATAATGGGATTACGTGAAGAGCTTCAGGCTGATATTGCTGAAGCATTTAATGAAGACCTTGCTGACGCCGTACATCCCTTTACATGTGACCGCGTTGTTAGTACGAATTGGAATCCTAAAACGAACACTTCAGAAGACATTGTTGAGCGGTATAAAGGGCGTGGGGTTTTGTTTGGTTCATATAATCAATATGAGATTTTGACCCTTGGAGTATTGGCCACAGATAAAAAAGCTACTGTGCTGCAGAATGAAGTTACCAAAGAGCCAAAGATTGATGATGAATGGAACACTGCGCAAGGTACCTTTCGAATCATGCATATTAAACAGGACCCAATTGGTGCAAGCTGGAAATGTCAGTTGAGGAAAGTTTAATGACTTGGTCAGTTTACAAGATTTATGACAGCGTTCAGGTAGTGCCTGACGATGATCTTAAGCCCCATTCATTAATACATTGTGAATGCCATCCCAAATATGAGGATGGCATTTTTATTCATAGCTCATTTGATGGTAGAGAGGCCACAGAAACGCCTTTGCCAAGTTAAAGGGTAGACCATGGTTAATCCTAATTATGTGCCCGAATGGTATATCTCGCCATTCCAACATGTGCAGTACACGCTTGCTCGAAATCAACTGCACATGGATTTGTTATTTGAAGATATGGATAAAGCTGATCAATTTTTGGATATGGGAGCGGATGCACAAGTTAGTACTTTTTCTGATGGAGCTTATGCAATTGTCCAAATTGGGGATACATCAGATAAAGATCAAATTCAAGTTTATGGTTTGCTTTTACATGAGGCTGTTCATATCTGGCAAATAGTAAAACGGCGAATGGGTGAGCGCGAGCCGAGTGTAGAGTTTGAAGCGTATTCGATTCAAGCGATATCTCAAGACCTTTTTGAAATGTTCGAAGCAAGTGAGGTTAAAAACAATGGGGTGGACGGGAGTAAAGCCGACTAGCTTTAGTTTTGAAGTTGAGAAACAGGCAGATGAGCTTGTAAAGAAAATCACAATGGATACAGTTCAATCACTTGTTGTTTCAAGTCCAGTTGATACTGGAGCTTATCGAGCATCGCATATTATTTCTGTTGGATCTGGTGATTACGGTGTGCGAGAGCCTTCTACTAATGCCGTGCAAGATGCAGCGATTCAAGCCGTGAAATTTAAACTTGGTAGTTTGATTTATATTCAAAACAACCAACCCTATGCTGAGCGCTTAGAAAATGGCTGGTCAGATCAAGCGCCGTTAGGCATCTACAGCACAACGTTTACTTACATTACTCAAAAGTACGGTGGCTAAAATGGAAATGACTTTAGAGGAAGCTAGACTTGCCATAGTAGACCGTATGGAGGCTTTTAAAGGTATTTCTCAAGAAAGAATTAAATATTCCAATCAGCCAGGCTTTACAGTTCCAACTAAAGGTTTGTGGTGTAGTTTGACAATTAAATGGGGGCCAAGTTACACAGTTGGTCTTGGTGATACCCCGTGTACACGTCGTACTGGTAATATCTTAATTCAGTGTTTTGCTCGACCTAATACGGGAGACCAGGAAATAACAATTCTAGGTGATGTTTTGCTTGCTCATTTTGAATACTACAGTGTTCAACATCTGAAATGCTGGAGTGGTCAATCGATTGATGCAGGTAAAGATGGAGATTTTGTGCAGCAGAATGTGACCATTGGATTTACAGTCAATTGATATGAAAGATAGTTACTTAAATTAAATCACACCGTCCAAAAGGCGGTTTTTTTACGCCAAAAATTTAACGGCCACCTTCGGGTGGCTTTTTTTATGCCAAGTTAGGAGTAATAAGCCATGTCGAGTGGTGCGCGTCAGATAACGCAAATTGCAAGAGAAACAACGGTAGGTGTAACACCGACACCGTTTGCTCGGACTACATTTGAATTTACAGATAACGGCTTGGATGCAACAGTTTCTAAAGAAGAGTCAAAGTCTATCACTAGCGGGCGCATTGCTCGCTCATCAATGATTACAGGCGCAGAATATGCCGGTGAATTAAAGTGTGAGGCAAAATATAGCCAACTTGTGCAAGATTTAATGGCAGCGGCAGCCTTTAATAGCTGGTCATCCAATGTCCTTACTTTTGGTGGGGCACTTCGCCAAACATTCTCAGTACTTCGCGGCTTTGAAGACGTAAATGATTACCACGTTTTCCGAGGTTGTCATGTAAATACCTTTAGTATTGAAATTCCTGAAGCAGGCTTAATTTCGATGGCATTTGGCCTAATGGCTTTAGGTCGAACTAACTTCTCAACACCACCCGCTGGGGCAGTAACTCCAGCAGATAACAGTCCTAAGCTATCTAATGTTTCTGTTGGTGAAATCTTACTTGATGGGGTATCTCAAGCAGGTATCTCTTGCTTGACGCAATTCTCATTCAAATGGGATAACACTATGAAGTTGCAAAAATGCTTAGGTGAAGGAATCAATGCTAGAGCTATTTTAGAAACACTTGCAGCCGGCACAGGTTCATTTACTGCTGCATGGTCACGAAATACTTCAGACATGTACGAAAAACAGTTCACCAACACTTCAATTTCATTGAAGGTCCCAATTACAGACACTTTGGGTAATTCTTACGAAATTTTTATTCCTAAAGCTGAAATTACAGCACCATTACCGAGTGGTGGAAACAGCGACATTTTAAATGCTTCATTTGAATATAAGGTAGTTGAAGAATCGCCAATCATTACCCGTATTCCAGCACCAAACCCAAATCCTTAATTTAATTTTACTGATGGCAGCCTTTATGGCTGCTTTTTTTTGGAGTAGAAAATGGCTTTAAAAGTAACCATTCAGACTAGTAAAACAGTGAGTAAATGGCGGGAGTACGTTGATAAAGAAGGAAATGTATTAGCTGAATTTAAAATTCGTGGTATCTCTTATAAGCCATATCAAGTG